TATATAATTTATCTAAATATACGTAATATATTTCTGCTTTTGTAGTAGATATACCACTTGGCTTACCATTGCAAAAATACTCTACATAAAAGTTTCCTGTTACCTTATACTGTGCATCGCTTTTAACCTCAACGCCTATTTTTAGTTCAGGTATATATATATCCCAATCCAAACAATAACCATCTACGATATACGCTTTTGGGTATTTCTGCTGAATATGTGATAGTGCTTTCTTCTCATACTCTTGACCGTTCTTTAAGTCTTGCTCAAATTTAGTGGTCATAGCTTGTCTTTTATCTTACGTTTAACTTTCTGATAAGTATTGTAAAGGCTTCTGTATTCTATGGTTGTGTTTCTTGCAAGTGCAGATATATTGCCTGTGTCCTGTACAAGTTCAAATACCTTTTTGTCGTACCAATGCATCTCATTAAGTGTTTGGTTTACTTTGTCAAATGCTTCTTCAAATATCTTGTGGTCGTCTATTTCAGTCTTGCCCTTTTCTTCTATTATGTGTTTTATGTAATCGTCTGTTAGGTCTACAACTTGTGTACGCTGCTCCTTACGACATAAATCCAAAAACATAGTACGGAGTACCTTATAAATATAAAAGTCGTTTATATCGTCTTTATACGAAATGTCAATACCATTCTGTATAAGTACTAATAGTTTAAGATACATTTCCTGTACCAAGTCCTCTGATGTGTCGGGATTGCACCCCCAACTACGACAGTAGCTAATCCATTTTTTATGCTTATTTGTTAGTATGTCGGTTATTGTTTTCAAAATAGTTTTTGTTGTCTTTTGTGGTTGTCTATTCGTTTCATAGCAGCTTCGTAATAGTCTTTATCAAGTTCACAAGCGGTCAAATCAAAACCTAAATTATGACAAGCTATTGCAATGCTTCCACTTCCTAAATGAGTATCAAGTATCTTATCCCCCTCTTTAGCATAGTTCATCAATAACCATTCGTAAAGTTTAACAGGCTTTTGTGTTGGGTGTATTCTGTCAGTTGCTTCACATTTTCTAAATCCGCTCCACAATAATTGTATTTTTCTCACTGTTGTTTTAAAACTTCCATAAGCTAACTCACAATCAGCAAAATCTCCCGATGTTAATTTATCCCATACTATCCAACAGCTACTATTTGGACTGGGGATATTTTCTATAAAATGATTAGCACCCCATATTATTTGATTTTTTGATACTCTTTTTAACTCTATAAAATAATTTTTACTCGGTGCGTATTTATCCCAATCTTTTTTTTTATATATTTTAGCCTTTGCTCTTTTCCATTTTTTAGTTGAAACAGCTCTACTTGCAAAATCGCTATTACCTTCATTAATCCCATAAGGAGGGTCTACAATAGCAAGGTCAAAGTAATTATCTTCATACCTTGCCATTAAATCCATATTATCTTCACAAGTTATATTCATAATAATTCTACTTGTTCTCTTTTTGGATATTCTATTGGGTTTTTACCCTCTATTGTAAAGCCTACGTTGTTTCTTACGCTTTCAAGTCTTATAGGGTCTTCAAGTGGTGTTGGTCTGCCACCTGTGTCTACATCCTTAATCTTTTTAACGTGCAGGTGTGAGTACATCCAATCACTTGGAGAATAAATATATCTGTGTATCACTAAAAAGTTATCACACCTATTTACAAACTTACCACCACCCTCAACTGATGCTGCACTTGGTGGCATAGGATGACCCTCGTAATAGTGTCCTTTAGGGTGCTTCATTCTTAAACTTTCAGTTGCAGCGTGTGTACATACCCAAGTAGATATGTTATTCTCTTTGCAGAATATCCGTATCTCGCTTGTTGCTTGATAATCGTACTCGTGTCCCGATATACCCTTTAATACTTCTTTATCTTTATTAAGTGAGTTGTAAGGGTCTAATAAAAACCCCTGATAGTCCCACGCCTTTTTAACGTGCTGTGCTAAATCTAATAAAGACTTATAGGTATATAATTTTGAAGCATCTACAAATTTAAAATGCTCATCAATCCATTTAACTCTTTCCTTGTAGTGTGTTTCCTCTATTTTGTTTATTGGCTCTCCTTCTAAAAATTCTACTATCTTTCTAATAATAGAATATGGCTCATTCTCACTACTAAACACTAACCACTTTATTTTGTGTTTTAGTGCGTATAAGGTCATAAGATATAAGACAAGAGATGTTTTACCTACGTTAGCGTGTCCTAATATAATGTTAAAATCCCCATACTTAAACCTAAAGTGTTCATCAAGTCTTGGAATACCAAGCCGAAGCCCTGTTTTAAGAGTTCCTGCTCGGTATTCGTCTAACTTTTTTATATGTTGGTTAATCTCTATTAACATCAGAATGGCAAATCTTCTTCTCTATCAGGAGAATGTTGTGCTGTTGTTACTTCTTTTGACTTCTGAATTTCATAGCTATTAAGCATAGAGTATAATCCCTTCTCGCTTTTAGCTATTGTAATAGGAATAGAACCTCTGCTGTTTACGTTGTTTCTATTCTCGTTAATCCAAGATATTAGTTCGTCTGCGTTAATCTTAATATCGCATACAATCCAATCCTGCTTATTGTCAAATACTCTTATTCCGTTTACCCAAGTTTTAGTCATTGTTAATCCAATTTAGAAATGTTTGTGCTGTTTGTACTACATCGTTTGCTGTGGAGTTGCTACCTGCGTGGAACTCTGCTGCTGCCTTAATTACTGTTTGTCTAATAATAATTTGCTCTTTATTAGTGTAATTGGCTTTTGGTGCTGCATTAGTAGAGTAAGATTGTTTTACAATTTTAGCCTTGTTTTTAGCTTGGTCTAAATCATATGTAACCTCATCGCCTACTTGGTGTTTAAATTCTCCAACAGCGTATATATGTGGATTATGCCCATTGGCAAATGTTACCACATACTTATTCATAGTCTTACCATCTTGTGTGTTAAAACTGTCTGTCTTATTTATGTTTGTTATTTTACTTGTATAATTCATCTTCTTTTAATTGATTAGTTAGCACTTCTAATTTAGCTTCAAGTATTGCTACTCTTTTTCGCAACGCTTCGGTTTCTGCTTCTCTCAACCGTAATACATCCTCTATATATGTCATACGCCAAAGGTAAACAAAATTTTTAAATAAAAAAGGGTCGGCTTAAAAAAACCAACCCCTTTCATAACAAACATATAGAGAAACTAACCTACAAAGAATATAGGTTATGCGTAATCTTTGTATTTTTCTATTAACTCATTTAAGTCATCATTCGACAATTTTACAGTATTTCTTGCTTTTTGTTGTAACGCTTCTGCTGTACCCTTGCCATATTTTATGTCTAAATGCAACCCAAACATATATTGCTCTCCTTGTCCAAACAAATTACATTTAGGGCATTGTACTTGTACGTTTACTTCATCCCACCGTGTAGCATAATGCTTTCGGCTCATAAAGTGTCCTGCGTGTAATCTACTTACTTCATCTATCTTACCACAAGTAAAACACTCTGCCTTACCGTTTTTAGAATGTCTGTTGCGGATATACAAACTAAACACTCTATCTAATTTCTTTACTATCTTGCTCCTTGTCATTTATCCATAGCTTGTAACAAAGATTTACCAACAGCTTCGTTTATGGTTTGTATGGCTCTATATATTTTTTTGCTCATACGTTTTACTTCTTGCTTCTCACTCTTGGTACTATCAGTTCCTAAATTAGTGTACATATTGCAATCTAATTCAAGTAGCTTATCTATTTTCTCTTTGTCTGTTAGTTGTTGGTTAATTATGTTCTCTATCATATTTCAAATATAGGCATACTACTAAACATCTAAAAAAATACTTTTTAACAGATATATATTATTTATTTGTTATTTTTAACATATATATTATATATTATATACTTGTTTTTATTTATTTGTTATATGATATATATTAGTTAATACTATATACTTGTTAATACTATATATAGTTATATGCTATATACTTGTTATATGTTATATAGTAGTTATATTACTATATATTAGTTATATTATATATTATTATATATTATTATATATTATATATATTATATATATCTATATATAGCTATATATTACTTACGAATTTTATTAAACTTTTCAAAACCTCTGCTACCAAAATACGCTACATAAACTGTAACAAGTAGTGTTTTAAGAAGTTCTACCCAAGCTGCATCTATATCAAAGCTGATATTCATACTATCCAAAACTATATAAAGTGTAGTAGCAACCGTAAGATAAATAAGTGTTAGTGGTCTTGTGTTTTTAGACAGCCAACTATCAGAAGCCATATCATCTGACCATCTACTTGATACCTCTTGCATTTCTGCTAAATCCATTTCAAGCAGTTTTAAGGCAGTTTCTTTGTCTTGTGGAGGTAAGGTATCATCTTTGTCAATTAAGTTCTTTAAAACGCCTAAAAAGCCCTTATCGGGCAATACATCGCCTAAATTCTTAAACAAACCTTTGTCGCCTATAAGAAACTTACCTACTTTAGTGTCTTTAAATGGCTTTTTCATATATTCTAATTTGAAACTGTACTATAAACAAATAAAGATTAAATTCATCAAATGGGTACTCATTGTTTCTTGGATAGTAAGATGCTCCTGCTAAAAACGCTGTTGGGAATAAAGAAATTATTGCTATGCTCATATTAGTATGTCCACATTACACCCTTTACTTTGTCAGGGTCTATGTCAGCGTGTATAAAAGTACTTGCTACTCCTATCCTGCTAAACCCTACATCTAAAAGGCAGTTAATTAAATCAAATCTATCTTTGGAGTTGTTACAGGCTATGTCTACTGCCAAACCCTTTAAATGGCTACTATTCTCTTTGCCACCCACTTCATCGTTATGTTGTGGTGTTCTAAAGCCACTTGTGATATGGATAGGTTTGTCAAACTTATCACGTACTTGGTCTAACATCATAAGGATTTTAGCATCCATCATTTGTCCGCTACCCTGTACATCAGGGCTATCAAACTCGCTATAATTAAAATACTTCATCGTTTTGCTGTTATAGTGGCATAAAGTTATAACTTTTTGACTATTATAGTATCGTTTTTAGCTAATTTCTTAAAGTAAGGATAAACATTTTTCACAAACAAATCAGCACCCTTTTTAAGTTTTTGCTCTAATTCTTTATCTTGTAGCATAAAAACATCATTTACTTTATTACACAAAAACAAGAAATTTACCCTTATTCCTTGTTCTTATTCATCAAGTACCACTTCTGAATAGTATAACCGATTGTTACTATAAGGACAGTAACCTTCAAAAGTAATTCAACCTCTGTAAGTGAAATAGCAAACGCTCCTAAATTCAATCCGTATATTTTCAAATCGGTTAAGTTCATAATTATTCGCTATAAGACCACCCTGCAAAAGTGTGTACACCGTTACCCTCTACTGAAATCTCTTTGCTTACCCAACCATAAGGATAGTCAATCTCTGTTACAGCAGGAGTAATTACGTTACCTTCTTCATCAAGTACCGCAGCTTCTGTTTCTACTGTAATCTCTGATGCCTTCCATAGAACATCAACAGAATACTTGTCTGACTGTACTCCCTCTGTTAGTTGGTTGCCTTCTTCATCGTATGTTGGTTGTTCGGTGTATAGATAACCCAATTTAACAACCGTATGGCTGTGTGATGGGTGTTCGTTGCC